TGGGTAGTGGCTTGGAACTCATTAATGCCAACGGAGTATCACTCTTGGCATGTGTTTGCACAGTATGTGCGGCTTGTAGCAGTTGGTGATGATTCAATCGCCACAGTGAGTCCTCAAGTACGTGACCTTTTTAACCTCAAGGCAATTAAACAAGTGATTACCGATAAACTTGGTTGGAAATTTAAAATGGGCGGAGATGATTTTATGGAGCTCGACGTAGTCGAATTTTGCTCCATGTTTTTCCACAAAGAAAAAGATGGAAAAATATTCCCAGTTCCAGAGACGCAGAAAGTGATTAGTAGTTTAATTGGCAAGAATGAGAGAGAATCTAATTTATTATTACTATTAAGAACACTTGGTTTGCGTTTAGACTCATGGTACAATGCAGAATGTCGTGAGCTATTAGATGCACTTATTGAACAGATGTTATATGACAATGCACAAAGTAGAGGATCAATGTTTCAAAATGATCCTTCCGGCCTCAGTTTTGAAAAGATTATTCCTGGAAATAAATCTCGTCTTGCAATAGAAGATTTATACTGGAATAGGGATGCTATAATAGATCTGCCCTATAAAGTTTTAGATATTTAATGACACAGTTTATATCTGATGTCTGGAATGGATATAGGAAAGATGTTAATAGATTACATACTGCTTTTTCTGACCAATCCGTGGGTCATAAGCAGAATATGTTCCAACGAGGACTTAATTACGCTTTTGCGGAAGGTGTTGGAATTCCTTATGCAATCGTTGATGCTGCAACAGGCCATTCAAGTGATAAATATGAACGACAACAAATAGAGAAAAGTCGAGTCGTTGATAAGCGTGCACCACTCAATAAAGTGAAAAAGAAAAGTAAACAAGAAATACGTGATATGTCTGGAAGAAAGAAATTTGGCCCTAAAGTTTCTATGAAACTGGCTAAGAAAAGACTTATGGCACGTAAGAAAAAGAAAGGAAATAGCACTATGCCAGTGTCAGCAAAATTATCCTTTTTGCCTAGTGGGCGTAGTATGAAAAGTGGGAATG